ATCCCGATTTGCCTGGTCAACCATACATTGAAGTGCGGGAAGTCTATTACGATTCAATGGGCAAACCAATGGGTCATACTGCCGCAACTGTAGGCGGTGAAACGGTTGACGAATTAAAGCAATATTGCCAATGGATATTGGAATCATTAAACAAACCAATTTTGAAATTTAAGGATTGATATGAACAATAAACCAGTAGCGTATGTAAACAGTATGTGTAATGACTACATTGATTGGAAAGTAGAACCAATGAGTATCGATGGTCAGCCACTCTACACCCATCCAGCAGATGAATCCTTTGACAGAACCGCTAGTCATATGGCTGGTGAGTATGTTAGTTATCCAACAAAGACACTAACAATTAGCGATAGGGATATTTTAAAAATAATTCACGATAAATTTACTAAGTTTGGTTTTGAAGCAGATTACATCGTGGAAGATACCGAATTAATTGAATTTGCTAGAGCAATACTAAGAAAGACACAAGAATGAACACTTTAATTGCATGGTTTTTAATTTCTAATATAGGTACACCAGTACCAACATATTCAATGCCTTTTACAACAGAAGCAGAATGTCTAAAAGTAAAAGAATTTGTAAATACTACAAGGTTTGATTCGGTTACAAAGTGTATGAAATTAACAGTTTTTGTACACTAAGAAGGCACAAAAAAAATGACTACATTTACTACGGAAGATAGGCAAGATGTTCAAACATTGTTGTTTGAAAATGCCAATTTAATTACCCAGTTGCAAGAAAAAGTAAAGTTTTTAGAAACCAAAAATAAATGGCTCATGCAACAAGTTGAGCAACTCGAAATTCAATTATGGGGGTCACGATGAGTGTATTTTTTACTTTAATGGCATTAACTGGGATTTGCACTTGGATTGCAATTTTTTTAATGATTGGCCTAATATGGATTGAATCAAAATGATTCCAGAAGATAAGAAAGAAAAAGTTAGAAATATTATAAAAAGTGACCCAGATAGCTACCGTTTAGACTTTGGTGATTGGGTCGAAAGTAATTGGCATATATTAGTAGCGTTCTTTAATGAAGCCAATAAAGTCTGGGATTTGGGTATTAGGCATCATTCAGCACGGGATTTGTGCGCTTTTTTGCGGCATCAATCCAAAATTGAAGAAGCCGAGCAACGATCAAGAATCAACCCAAATGGCTTTAAAATTAGCAATAACGCATCACCGTATTTAGCTAGACTATATTTGGCCATCAAACCAGAAAGGGATGGATTATTTGAATTAAAAGAATTAAAGGCAAGTCAATGAAAGGTGAAAATATGAATGATTACATTTGGACAGTTAGCGGTACTGATATTACTCAAAGGTGGCGGCAACATGGCTGGATTCCACCATCAGAATTACCAGAGTACCAAAAGAAATGGAAGTTTTATCAAGAATTACCATTGCGTAAACTTGATGATAAAGCCAAAGAAGAATACGAAATGGTGCTTAAAAAAGCAAAAGTAGCTAGGATTCGTTAAGCATTTCTAATGCGGCCTTACGGACTGTTTCAACCCTTGCTAACCAGCCTTTACCAAATGTAGGGAAAGTTGGCAGTCCTTCATAAAACCGTATTTTTGCATCACTAAATTTATTAATTAAATCGGCTGGATCAGCTTGTTTAATCAATTCCATCGTTCTTGGGCCAACTACGCCATCTGGTACGCAACCAATGGCAGATTGCAAAGTTTTTACGCAACGCCCAGGGCCAGCATTAATAGCGAAATCTAGGCATAAATAATCAATGCCCTTACTTAGCACTTGACCGTACACGGGATTCCAGTATTTTTGCTGATAAAACGGTGCTACTTTTTCTGGTGTCAAAGCCTTCATATCGGCAGTTGATACCTTATGGCCTACAAATTCTTCCCATGCTTTTTGGGTAACGCCTAAGTTGGTACAACCTTGTCTGCCATCATCTAAGTGATTGCCAGGGTCTTTAGGCTTATCAGTAAAGCCACCTTCTGACTTTAATACCAACTCTAGGCTTTTTTCAAAGTTATTGATCATTTGCTATACCTACTTGTTCTGTCAGCCATTTTTGTAATTCCACCAACATTAGGGTTGTTTGACTGCATTGGTAAGCAAGTTGATTGTAGGCGGCACTTGCATTAGCGATGCTGGCGGTTGTGGAAAGGGGGCTTGCGGTACTGCTACTGGGCTGGCGCACCCCATTAGAGTAATACTGGCGCAATAAACTAAGTTTCGCATCATATTCATCTTGAATACCTTTCGTTACTATTTCGTGTTGTTTTTTGACTGCTTCGTTGTGTGCTTCTTGTGCTTTGGCGGCTTGTTCGACTTGTATTTGATAATTAGAAAAACGCAAATGTTCCACATAAAAACCAGCCCCAAACCCACCAAGTAAAAGACCAATATATATGTAAATTTGGACACTAGAACCACCCATAAATTCAGTCGCTAGACTTAATAGATTTTTAAACATTATTGGGGTTCTGCGCCAGACATTTGTTTAGCGGCCACAGATGCCGCACCAGAACCAGAAACAATGCCCAAAGCACCAGCAAGTTCTGTAAGGCTAATTTCGTGGCCAGCATAGATTAAATAGATTGCCGCACCAGCAACCACAATAAAACCAAATAACCACGCCCAACGAGCAATATCGTGGGTTTGATTATCTTTTCCAGTAAGAATATGAGTAAATATTTCGTTCATTTTTGATTACCAGCTAATAAAGCCACTACCACAGCAATTAATTGCATTGTCCATTGACGGGTATCTCCCGTATCAAGACATGGAATCCAGTCTAATATGCAAAGCGATCCTATTGTTGCCGATATTGCCACTACATAAACTAAAAGCCAAATTAATACTTGCCTATAGTTTTTATTCATTTTGCATGATAAAAACCAGCAATAAAGCTAATAAATCCACTAATGGCTGAAACTATTGCCATTCCCATCCAAAACCCACCACGACTTTTATTGGCTAAGGCAACTAACTCTTTTAAATCTTTTCGAATCTCAAAAAGTTCGCCTTCCATTGCTTCGACTTTTTGCCATAACTGGCCATATTTAACGGGGTCAATTTGAAAATCGGACATAACAAAACCATAATAAAAAGTTATTGGATATATTATATTGTCCGATATATTACAGAATGTATTTTATCACTTCTTCTGGTTTTAAAAACGCATCAGGGTTATATTCGGCAAAATCCCACCATAAAAACTGATTTTGAGCCAGATAACTGCGATCTTTTAATAAGTTAATGTTTTCTGGATGCCCATAGATTAATGGATCAGATACAGACCACAACACCACGCCAGGTTTACCGCAATCCCATGCTAGATGCTGAAAAAAACTATCACAACCAATCCATATCCGACACTCAGCAATTAGTTCACGCAGTCTGGCGATTGGCAAATTCTTTAGAAACTGCGGGGTTATCTGTTCTTCGCCATCAACTCCGACTTGCACAACTTCCTCAGAAATTAATGATAGAAGTTCTTTCCAGTAGGGATAGTTTTTTGGGTTAGTTTTGCCGTTTTGTAACGGTTTGGCAAATGGGGCAATTAATATCATAGATACAGCTTTCTATAAGCATTTTCTAAACTGTCTTTCCAATCCCATTGTACCATCTTTTTATAGATATTCCAGCGGTCTAAATCCTCAAACAATGCTTGTGCTTCTGCTATTGATCTGCCTGGCACGATTTCTGGATAGCAAGTAAATACCATAGGGTTATGTATATCAGGTAGCACATGAGAAAACACGATATGATCACCAGCCCCGCAATTAAGCACAACAACGGTGTAGTCGGCAAGCTGTAGTGTATTTCTAAAAATTTGTTCATCATGGGCGTACATCCCTTCATTTGTTTCAGACCTTATGCCGCCTTGCGCTTTTAAATGCCAAGTTACTGCATGAGGGGCAACCAGTAATTTATATCCTTTTTGATGCAATCCATAAGTAAATAGCGTTTCTTCCCGATGGGCTACACGGGATAAACCTAAGTTATAGTCATGTACGCCAGCACGATATAAGAATGAGCAATGCAAATGCTCTACAAAATCTGATTTATTGATAATTCCCCATTGAATATTGGGTTCTTTATCAATGTCGGCAATTTTTCCTGTAGATTTTGATGTATCAAATATTGCTGGTAAAGTCAAAATTGACCCACCAACTGCGCCTATTGGATCGCCAACTTTAGACACTTCGTTTGCATAGGTATAAAGCTGTTCTAATACATTGGGTTCTGGAATAGCATCATCATCTACACGCCAAACCCATTTGTAGCCCATCTCATTCGCTTTTTGATGGATATGATGCTGACCTTTTTTGTCGGCAAATAACCATTCCCATGCAATTTTCTTGTAATCCAATATTTGAAATATATGCTGGTATATAGGGTTTTCCCGCATATCTTCGGGATTGTCGTTATCGTCAAAAATAACCAGCTTGTCTGGGCTTTTAGTCTGATTGGCTATAGCCATCAAAACCATTGGCAAAGTCGTTGTATAACGCCCTCTGGTGGCCACAGAACATAAAATTTCTTTCCTTTGTGCCGCTTTGTCCCATTTGGCAATCATTAGATTAAAACGATTGTGTTCATTAATGGGTTGCGGGTAACTTGTAATTTGCCCATGTTCCCCAATATAAGAAATATCAAAACCTTGAAAATGGCTTTCGTTGATTCCGTGTAACTTATGATGTTCACCCCAAAACCCTTTTGGTTCATTCCAGGGGCAAGTAATTAACAAAACTTTACAATGCTTTTTAAGTTTTTTGGCAATTTCTAAACCATTGTCCAAATGCTCAATGACTTCAAAAGCAATGATGGTGTCGTATTGTTCTAACGGATAAGTATTAATGTCGGCATTAACAAATTTGTTAATACCATCCCATTCTTGTGCTTTGGCGTTTTCAATGATTTTAGAATCGTAATCTAGCCCTGTATATTCAATGTCTTTTGGCAAAAACTGTCGGCCATAACCATTAGAGCAACCAATCTCTAATATTTTTTTGCCTAAAAGATTATCTTTAGCCCAAAAATAACGGGTGGATTCTCTAGGATAAACTTCGTCACCCTTTAAGAATACCGCCCGTTCATAGTTGTTCATCAACTCATTTATTTCATCTTGTTTTGTCATGTTTTTATATTATTTAATGCGGATAAACTGCATCGACTATCATGCCCGCTGTTAATCCTGTTCCGAATACAATGCTTGTGCCGCTAGTTACTGTTACATCAGTACCGTTACGCATTTTAACGCCATTCAAATACACCTCAATTTTGCCAGATGTATAACTTAATGATGTGCTAAATGTTGTTTGACTTGCGGTGGCGGTAAATGTGTCATAAGTTAATGCAATGCCATATCCGCTGTAGCCAGAATAACCGCTATAACCCGATACTCCTGATCCAGAATAACCTGAGTAACCAGAAATTCCAGAATAACCGCTATATCCACTAATTCCTGATCCAGAATAGCCGCTATAGCCGCTAATGCCTGATGCGCCATTAGTACCATTTGTTCCAGAATAACCAGATATTCCGCTAAAGCCAGAATAGCCTGATGTGCCAACTGCGCCTGAGTAACCGCTATATCCAGAATAACCGCTTACGCCAGAACCAGAATATCCGCTATAGCCTGACACTCCAGAACCGCTATAGCCTGATATGCCTGAGTAGCCAGATATACCGCTAAAGCCAGAATAACCGCTTATACCGCTGTAACCTGATTGGGTATACATTACTTGAGTTGCGGTAACAATTACACCTGGCGTTACTGGCACAGTTGGCCCAGTCTGTGCGCTAGTTGTTGTAATAGAAATGCTTGTATTAGAAACTGCCCAAGCTAATTGCAAATAATCACCAGCGGAAACTGTTAAAACATAATTAACTGCGGCAATTAACGCACCAGCACCGCCATGCGCTGTACCTGGCACATTGTAAATAGAATTACTATCTGCAACATCAGAACCATTTTTTCTTAGCCATACATCGACATTATCGCCATTGGAATCTGAATTTGCAAATTGCAATGAATATTCAAGATTGTATGTACCAGCATTTGCAAATTTAATTTGATTACCAGAAACAATGCTTACGCCATTAGCTTCAAATTGATTACCAATGTTTACAACATAAGCTGTTGTTGTATTTGCGGCAGTTTGATTGGTTGTGTCATAAAAAGAACCATAAAAGCCTTGTACGCCACCGCCACCGTTTTGACCACTAAATCCTGAGTAACCAGAAATTCCAGAATAGCCACTTTGACCAACTGCGCCAGAATATCCAGAAATTCCAGAATAACCAGAATAGCCACTTACGCCAGAGCCAGAATATCCGCTGTAACCAGAGTAGCCAGAAACACCACTACCGCTATAACCAGAGAATCCGCTAATTCCTGAGTAGCCGCTGTAACCGCTATAACCAGAAACGCCACTACCAGAATAACCAGAAATACCGCTGTAGCCAGAATATCCAGATACACCTGATCCGCTATAGCCTGAGTAACCGCTATATCCACTTACACCACTACCCGAATATCCGCTAATGCCAGAATATCCAGAGAATCCGCTGATGCCAGAGTAACCACTTATTCCAGAATAACCTGATGCACCATTAATTCCGCTATACCCAGAAATACCAGAATAGCCAGAATATCCACTAATGCCGCTACCCGAATATCCAGAATATCCTGATACGCCAGAACCAGAGTAACCACTAATACCAGAATAGCCACTAAATCCAGAAATGCCACTATAGCCTGATAATCCATTTTGCCCACTTATTCCTGAGTAGCCGCTATATCCCGATACTCCGCTACCAGAGTAACCGCTGATTCCAGAAAATCCAGAATATCCACTTGTGCCAGATTGTCCGACTGCGCCAGAATATCCTGATATACCGCTAAATCCTGAGTAACCAGAAACACCGCTACCAGAATAGCCTGAAAATCCACTAAAACCGCTTATACCGCTAAATCCAGACCAACCCGATACACCAGACCCAGAATAACCAGAAAACCCGCTATAACCGCTTATACCGCTTCCGCTAAAGCCAGATATACCAGAGTAACCAGAATATCCAGAAATGCCTGAGAAACCGCTGTAACCAGAAATACCAGAGTAACCCGAAAAACCAGAATAACCAGATGTGCCTGGTGGCCCTACAATTTCACCTACATTATTCCAAGTTGTGCCAGACCATACATAAAGATCGCCATTGGAAGAAACAATGTAAGCATCATTTGGAAGATTGCCTACGGCTGGTAAATCTGCTGGTGTTGCAACTGTGCCTTTAATGTTAATGGATGTACCTTGTTGGCCACTATATCCGCTAAATCCAGAATAACCAGAAACGCCTGACCCGCTGTAGCCACTTATGCCGCTATATCCAGAATAGCCTGATATACCACTAAACCCCGAATAACCGCTAATACCGCTGTAACCAGAATATCCAGAAACACCAGAGCCAGAATATCCACTAAAACCTGACCATCCAGAAGTGCCGCTAAATCCTGACCAGCCACTTACACCTGATCCACTAAAGCCAGATTGACCAGAAAATCCAGAATAGCCAGATATACCAGATTGACCTACTGCGCCACTATATCCAGAAATTCCAGAAAAACCGCTATACCCTGATATACCGCTACCAGAATAACCAGAATATCCGCTAATTCCAGAAAAACCAGAATAACCAGAATAACCCGAATATCCTGATTTACCAGAATAACCAAATCCAGATGCGCCACTATAGCCAGAATAACCTGAGTACCCGCTTAATCCTTGTGGGCCAACTAAACCACGATCAATTTTAATGGTTTGATTAGGTGGAGTTGTAACTTTAACTGTCTGCCGTGCTTGTGGCACTACAGACACGGACACATTATTTTGATCCGTTACATTAACTTTTATACCCATGATTACTCCACAACAATGCCATCAGAGCGGATCAAAAACAACAAGAAGATAATGTAATCATTTGCGGGGTTTGATCCTGATGCGGGAAAGCTGATTTTGATGCGACCAGAATAAGCA